ACAATCATGCGATGTATTTACTGTGGAATCCGACTGATGATGATGGACAGCCTAAGCCGCCACAGTGGTTTGATAAGTCGATACGCTTTGGGCTTCATGCGCTTACTGTAAAACGCCGGAAGGTCTATGCCCATTGTGCTGCCGGTATTAATCGAGGCCCTAGTACGTGCTATGCGATCCTTAGAGCTACAGGTATGAGCGCACAGATGGCTGAGGATTTGATAAGGCAAAAGCGGCCGCAAGTAGGATTGGCATATAAGCCCGATGCTGATAGAGCTATTGATGGACACTGGATTAAATGAATAAAAACTATGAACCTTACTTTGAACGATATACAGTCGTAAAGGTTATACAGTCAAAGCAGCGAGAGCATCAAGGCCACAATCGCTTTCAACATAAGACGTGCTTAGGTTTCATTCCGATTAATAAAGAACTAACACCGCCGCGAGTATGTCCTGTATGCCATGCAGATTGCGAAAAGGAAGTAAGACTAGAAGAAACCTTGAAAAGTGAAGGTGCTGTTTTGCTTGATCCACTTACTAAGCCAATTAAAGTAAAAGAGGATCATTTAATCGGTGGGTCTGATAGTTGAGCGACTAGTTTAGTTGACAGTCCAATAGACGCCTGCTAGAAGCAGGGCAGGCGCTGCGCGTTCGGAACACAACTCCCCCTCGTTTCGACACGCCGCACAGCCTTATGAAGCTCCAGGGTATCGAGCCGCCCTGGAGCTTCTTTTTTGCTTATATTTGACAAAACCAGCGTTGTTTGTATACTGGGCTTAATGTTCTTTTTAATAACCGTTAAAACTAGCGGTTAGTGGTGATAAAAACCCCGCAAAGCAGGGGTAATCGCCTACCTTCATCAGATTCACGTCGAGCCGTACTAGCTGTAGTACGACCAGACGCATGGGCAATACAGCTAGGTCTTAAAGTAGGCGGTAAGCAGTTCTTAACTAATCGCAGGGAATTCATCATTCCAGTGATGCGTGACGCGAGCCAAGAGGTAGTGATTCGGAAGGCCGCGCAGATGGGATTCACCATCGGAATGATCATCAAAGCTCTACATGCAGTAACCGAAAAAAAGCTGCATGTTTTGTACTTAATGCCCTTTAAGCATGGAGCTATTTCCTTTGTGCAGGGGCGAATTGATCCGATTATTGATTCAAACGACAAGCTTTCGGCTCAATTCCATCGAGTACAAAACTTCCTTCATAAGCAAACCAATGAAGGACTCAATTTTTATATTCGTGGAACCAATGTAGAAACGGATTTGCGCGAAATCCCTGTAGATATGGAGATTTGGGACGAGCGCGACAAGTTCGTAGATCGTCACCTGACAGAAGCGTTAGCCCGTATGGACGGCTCTGAGGTAAGACGTTTAATTCAATTATCTACACCAACAGCGCCTGGACACGGAGTTGATGCGGATGATAACTGGGGAGCAAGTGATCAACGTATGTGGGAGGTTGCCTGCCCACACTGCAATACGTATCAAATCCTCAGTATGGAAGAAAATGTCAAGCTCGGCGACAGTGCGGTTGATTCTGTTCTGGAATGCTCCCACTGCCATAAAGAAATCTCTGATGACGAGCGACGGGATGCTAACAAAAAAGGGCGTTGGGTTCCTCAATACCTTAATGGACAAAAAACCGGATTTCATATCTCGCAGTTAAATTCTCCGACTAAGCCCTTTGTTGATGTAGTCAGTGGATTCTTTGATGGACAGTCTGATGCTTTCGTTTTAAGAGGCTTTTACAACAACGGTCTTGGTCTTCCGTATGCAGGTAGTGGTGACAGGTTTACTGAAGAAATTTTAGACTCGGCAATTATTCCTGGTCACAGATTAAGAACAATTCCTGAGGGGCCGATCTTTGTAGGAGTAGATGTTGGTACAAAGCTCCATGTGATTGCAAGCTATATGGGGCGAAATAAAAAGAGACTCTTGTGGGATTTGAAGATATTTAATGACAAGTCCACATCAGAAGGCAAAGATGCTTGGGCAAAGCTAGACAATTTCTTAGATGGGCTTCATAACTTTATGTGCGTAATTGATGCTAATCCGGAAAAGAGTCGAGCAAAAGAACTAGCAGCAAAATATTCAGGAAAAGTTTGGTTAGGTTGGGAGCGGGATCGTCCGAACCAAGCTGAGTTAGCGGTATTTAATCCTGAGCGTCCAAGGCGCGGTGAAGCTGGCGAAATTGTAATCGATAGGACGATGGCTTTCGATCAGCTTATTAGGGATTACCAAGATGGCGTCTATGGGTTGCCAGGGGATGCAAGAAGCTTAGGTGAGCATCACCCAAAGAAAAGTTTTAATGGTTTTTACTCGCAGCACTTGGAAATGGCGCGCGTGGTTGAGATACCAGAAGAGTCCAATAGCATTTTGGATTTAAAACCACACAGACCCACAGTTGCGCGATGGAAGAAAACAAGAAATGCAGACCACTGGCACCACGCAGAAATGTTTCAATCAATTGCTTTTCTTAGAAAGCCCCCAATGACCATTCCTCGCGGGATGGTCGATGCAATAGATAACTCAGGGAGTTTCGTTGGGTAGACCAAGCAAGAAATCTGTAGATATCGAGGCCGAGCGCCTTAACATTATTCATAAAAATCGCACAGAACTGGCGAGGGCTTTTAAAGCGCCGCCAACTGTGAAAAAGGGTGGCGAATTCTTACCTGGCGACGATCTTAAAAACAAAAATTTAGCGATTTTCCTGAAGATTGCACAGCCGCGTGTTAGTTACACCCAAATTGCGGCACAGATTGGAGAAACAAAAACAACAGTAAGAAAGTGGTTTGCCGACGACCCGCATGTACGTGAGCAGTATGAGTGGTTGCTGCATAACTTAACTGAAGGCGCACTTGAGTATTTAAGAACTTATACGTTGGAAGCGGTTGCGACTTTAGTTTCGTTAATGCGCTTTGGCTCAGAGAAATACATGCTTGAAGCAGCTAAGGAAATTCTGGATCGCGGCGGTCTTGCCAAAGTTACCAAGCAAGAGGTTAGTACTAATAAAACTGAAACTCACACTTGGGATGAGACTTTGGTAGAGCGAGTACGTGAACTTCCTGAAGAGCAACAAGAAAAAGCTGCCACGATGATTGAAGAAGTTGAAGCTTTCTTGGAAAGTCACGAAAAAGAGGCTGCTGCTATCGAAGAAACTGAAGATGAGCAGCCCGATAAGTGATTTAATCGATCAAGCGTGGTCAGAACTATTACTAACCACAATTAGCGGCTCTAAGTTTGCTGCTAGTGATGAAACCACAATTGGGCATTGGTTAAATGCTAAAAGTATTTTGGCTGATGCGAAGGCTTTAGCTGATCAACCAATACAGCAACAAAAATCTGGTGGGGCAGTAATAAGTGGACGAATAGGCGGCACTCATACTTATCCGCAACCGCCAGTTACAGGGATTACTAATTATGGAATTTCAACCGGCGCAAAGATTACAGCTAAGCCAACTGACTGGGCGTGGGAATTAGACGAAATTAAGAATCTCGGTGGTGGATTGGTTCGATTTGATTATGGAGGATCAGGACAAGACTGGCTCGTTCAAGAGATTTTAAATAGAGGAATGAAGCCGATGTTGCTTATCGGCGGCACACTTCATGGGGTTCCGACTCCTTCCGCTCATGCCCAAGCTGTTACGGCCGCAATGACGAAATGGAAGGGCAAGGTTCCAGTTGTAGAAGTCGGCGGTAATGAACCAAACCTTAATGGGCAAACTCCACAGCAACATGCAGCACTTGTTAAAGCCAGTTATACAGCAGCCAAGGCTGTTGACCCAAAAGTAATTGTTTTAAACGGTGGTATAGCACCAGCAGCAGCGACACTCTCGTATGCGCTTCAGCTTGTTCCACTTTTAAAAGGAAGCATTGATCATTTTAATATGCACTTATATGAAGATGCTTATGTAGTTGCATCATGGAATAACTGGTCACGGTGTTTTGATCCTTCGGTATTAGGTGGCCAGCCATCAATTCGACAGGCGCTTGATTCAAATGGTATGTCGAATATTCCTATTTGTTCAACCGAGTCAGGAGCAAATGTTCCTAAGGTGACTGAAGCAGTACAAGCAAAAACTGTTTTTAATGCATTTGATCGCGCTGCAAAGTTGCGCGCGACAGGTGATATGAGTTTCGTACTTATTTTCAGTATGCGAAATACAGATTATGCGCCGGGATGGGGCTTGTGCCGCGACGATCATTCCAGGCGTCCTTCATGGACTGCCGCTAAAAATGCATTTGTGTAGGGGGAACTAAGTGGCGAGAAAAAATAAGACTGTAAAAGAAATGTTCTCGCGTAATGATCCCTGGTGGGGATTTGCGAGTACCAGTTTGCGTCAAAGCTGGTCTGCAATTACAAAATCATTTTATGGAACGCCGTATCAACCAGTTTTAAGGAAAACGACAGTCGATGTAGACAAGGCTCGCGCTCTTTACTTCAATACTGATCCATCAATTTCATTTGGAGCGCATTTTGCTAAGCCAATTATTGACTCTGCTGCTGATTTCATCGGCGCACCGTCATATCACACAGGCAATGAAACGATTGACACCATATTGCAGGACTGTGTAGAGAAATATTGGAAAAGCTCGCTGTGGGAAACATGGAAAATAATGATGCGGGACAGCAAATGTTGGGTACGTATGCGAGGAATGCCAATTAATGCGTTGACCACTCCGGATGAAGTCGGCAGAGTTTATTTAGAGCCGATTGTGAAGGAACGTGTTACTCCAATCTACGATCCTTACACAAACGAGTTAATGCGTATTGAAGTCAGCAACATTATTTTTGTTGAAGATGAGGAATCACAAGTAGCGATTAACAGCGTATTGAATCCGGCAAGGCATTCAGGCCGCGAGCATGAAATTATCGAAATAATTACTCCAGACGAATACAGATATTACGACGCAACTGATGAACGCGAATTAGAGAACTTAAGAACAACGAATCAGTGGGGATTTATTGGATTTGTTGAGTTTGTTAATGAGGCAGATAGCTCTCTCGACGGGGGAATTTCAGATTTAGAGGGCGTCTACCCATTCTTGCAGGCTCACCACGATATTTTCACACAAACAAAGGTTGCTCATAAGCAACATGCGGTTCCGAAAGTGAAGTTCAAGATTAATGACATTCTTCCTTTTATTCAGAATAACTTCCCTGACGCTATCGACCAAGAAGGAAACTTTACTGGACGAATTACATGGTCAGGAAAAGAAATTCTGTTTATGCAGTCTGAGGAAGATGCAGAGTTTCTTGAAGCAAAAACGGCGCTCGACGGTTCCGTATCGCTGTTGGAGTTTGTACTTGATTCGATTGCTATTGCGAGTGAAAGACCGGAATGGATTTTCATGCGTAATGAAGGCATCGAGGCTCAATCATCACAGACTCCACAGACTCTTCCTTTTAAAAACTTGATCTGGCGTAAAAGAGCGAACGCTGAAGAGTCATTGATTAAGTTGGGAAAGATGGCGCAAGTAGTTTATGCAGGAACCGCTCTTCGTCCTGATCTTTCGTGGGGGCCAATTGAAATGACTGAGCTTGTGCAAGAGTCGCAGGCTTTGCAACAGATTACGGCCTCGGCTGAAATTGCGAACAGGGCAGGTGTCATTGACCGCACGACTTATCGACAAAAGATTCGCCGGTTCTATCCGGGAATGAAATCAAATGCCGATGAGGAAGCATCCGCGCAAACGGAACTTCAAGCCGAACAGGATCGTCAACTTGAAGTCGCTCGACAACAAGCTGAAATTAAAGCAGAAACAACTGCTAAGGCAGCAAAGTCTAACGGCGCTGGCCCGAACTCGACGCGCGACCGACTACCTCTCGATGTAGTACCCCCAGGGGATTGATTTAAATGGCAGTACGTCGCGGACGACCGACAAAGATCAGAGTTAGGAAAAGGGCAAGACTTCAAAACCTTGCCGGGTCAGCTAGAGCTAGCGCAATGAATCCTAATCAATTAGCCGCATCTATTTGGCGTGACCTTCTCAGACCACGGAAACCGCGTGGAGGGAGATAGATATGAGCTTATTACTTTGGATAATTTTAATACTACTTGTCGTTGGTATCTTTGGCGGGGTTTTTGTAACAAAACTTTTATGGCTTCTTTTGATCGTTGCCTTGATTGTGTTCTTAATCTCATTTTTTACAAATCGTGGCAACGCAGCTTAAATGGGGTTCTAAAGATTGGAAGACTCACTTGCGTAGAAGTTTGGCTCAACGCAAGCGATACGGGGAAGATATAAAGGATATTGAAGGATTAATAGACTACATCGAAATCAAAGGGCCAGCTAAACGAAAGAAGAAAAATGGCTAAAGCTATTTTAAGAGCAGATGTAGGAACTACCTTAGGCGTTACAAAAACAACAAAAGGAAAGATGACGCCTAAGAAAATAAAAGGAATCAAGATTCCAGGGATTCAACCTCGGAATTACAAAGAGCAGAAATAAGAAACGAAAGGAGGATTAATATCAATGGCTAGAAAGCGGGTAAATGTCAGTTCGCCAAAAGGAGCGACCGCTTCAAAGGCTGCACCTGTTGGTAGTTCGCTATTAGATGAAAGTTCAGGCAGTACAAGAAGCGCGCGTGTTCTTTCTGGTAGCGCTACTGTTAATCCAGGTTATCGATTAATTACGAATACTTCTAATAGTGTAGTTCAGCCACGAATTGTTAAATCTGTTGATCCTAGCCTTGGGCAGGGGCCAGCTAAAGCAGGTGGCGCAGGTCGTTATGCCAATATGAATGACCGCGTTGTTAAAGCAAATATTGTGCGCGCACCTAGAAGCGGTACGCAAGGTGTTACTAGCCGCGATTCGCGCGTAGTTCGTCCTGCAAGAACTGCTGTTCGTATTGGTACAGGCGGACACGCAAAAATTAGGAATGTTTAATTATGGCGGGTCACAATAATCAGTCGCGGCGACGTGTGAGTGTAAGCACAAGATCGTCACAGGTTCATAGGTCGCCAGCTACGCGAACAGGTGTGGCAATTCGGCCAGCGCACGTAGCTCTCAGGCGCATGGATCGTTCGGGCAACGGCACCATTACATCTTATTAGGGTGGTAAGCAATATGGATGAAAAAACAAAAATCGATATTCATGCCCCAATTGCTGAGCTTACTTCCGATGCTGGTGCAATTGTTAAATTAGACAGAGAATTAATTGACACGATTACCGATGGCGATGATAAGCCGCAATTTGTAGTGGTATGTATCGAAGAAGGTAAGTCAAAGAATCAGATTTATTACGGGCCAGCAGTTTTGGCGAGTGTTGCAGAGCAAATTAATGAGAATCAGCCCGTCGGTTACCTGGGTCATCTTCACACGACTCGTGAAAATAAAGAAAATTTGCTTCCAGAGCCGCAGGCTGTTTGGCTCGGCGCAACTACCGTAAAAGAAGGAAATAAAACCAAGCTTTATGCTAAGGGTTATTTATTTCCAGAATCTAAAATTCGTAACTGGATTAAGCGAAAAGCTGTTAATTCAGTTTCATGGGCCGGGGATGCAGTTTTAACTCCTCTCGCCGGTGGGGGCTATACGGCCAAAGAAATAATGCTTGAATCATTAGATTTCTCTAGAAAGTTAAAACAAGGGATGAACGCTGGTGTAGTAGCGGTCGTCGCCGAAATGGAACATGAAGGAGGTAGAGAAGTGACGGCAGAAGAGATTGCCGCGTTGCAGCTTAGTGAGCTTGAGTCTCACAACCCTGGTCTGATTAAGACGATTAAAGAAATGCAGAAGAAAAATGATGATGAAGAGAAGGATTCAGCGGTTACCGCTGCTGTAGCCGAAAAGGATCAGGAGCTTGAAGCAAAGCTGAAGGAAGTACCTGAAGTCGATGAAATTCAGAAGCTTCGGGAGTATTTCGGAGTTGATCCTAAGACAAGTGTATTTGATGCTCTTGTTGAATTAACTGAGAAGTTCAGTGGTATGTCGAAGAAAATGCTTCAGAGCGTTCTCGACAAAATGCTGGAAGAGAAAGTACCGAACGAGCGCGCACGTAAGCTCGTTAATCGTCTTGTCTCAGTAACTGAAATGCGCCACAGCGATATGGAATTTATTTATGAGGCCGACAAGATCGAAACAGAGCTTGGTGAAAAGGTCGATGACTTGATTGAGAAGGACGAAGATATCAAGGCTGTTATTACTGAAATGGCTTCTGATCGTGGTGGCCTTAATTTACACAATAATGGTGGCAGCAAGAAGGATGACGATAATAAATTGAAGAGTAATGACAATCTTGAAGTAATCGAAAGCACAGTAGTTTAATAAAAGGAGGATTAAAGAGTGGGTTCTAGTGAGTTTACTCATCAGGACGATTCTCTCGCTCCTGTTCATACAGCAAATGCTGAACAGATGCACGCATATTTGGAAGGAGCGCCAGTGCCGAATAAGAATCTTAAGGAAGTTGTGATGGGGCCAGGTGCATTTGGTTCGCCTGATCCAGCCACACTTTCTCACACGCTTTTAACTAATGGCGATGAAATGATGAAGGCTGATAATGCCCCTGACCTGGAAGAGGACTCAGGAGGTTCCGGTTCCGGAGGCCCTTTAAGTCCTGATTCTACAGCTAAGGCTTTTAAAGAGGCTGTAGAGAAGGCCAATTCTCATGAGGAATTAGATGAAATTGAGAAGATGCACGATGAACGTGATGAACCTTATGCCACTGTTGACTCGGCTCTTGAAAAGCGTCGAGGGCAGTTGGATGAGTCTAGCTAATTATCGAGTATTTGAAGGGAGGATAGCTTAAATGGGTCGATTAAAGCATGAAGGCGATGCTGTAGACGTTACTGCTCCAAGCGGTTCCGCAATTGTTTACGGCGAATTATATCGCATTGATGGTTGGACTGGATTTGCAATGGCAAATATTGCTCTGACTGACACCGAGCGGAAGCTTGCGCTTGAAGTTAGTCCGAGTCGTGTTTGGTATTTCTCAGTCCCGTCCGGCATTGTTGCTGCTCGCGGTGACCTTCTTAACTGGACTTCGGGTGCAGGAATAAAAGTTGGTTCCACTGATTTGGTTGCTACCGGCACAGGTGCTGGCCCTGTAATCAAGGTGGAAGAAGCAAAAGATGCAAACTTTGTCATCGCTGGCCGCGTAATGCAGCACACGGCAGCCTAATTACGTTTATAGAAAGGAGGGAAACTTAAAAGTGGCCCAAACACGAATTCTTAGTGAGGCTTCTGAGCGAGAAAAGCTCCGCGAAAGCGGCGCGACTAAAACAGTAGTTCGCTTAAAGCGGCCGATCAAGGAAATGATCGCAACCGCCAACGGCGCAATGGACTTAATTCAGAAGGTACGAGTCGATGTTGAATTTGGACAGGCTGAAGTGCCTCTGCTCTATGAACCAATTTATGATCGTATTCCAGGCCCGTTCCCTGGCCGTGCTGTGCAGCTTGGCGAGAACCTTCTGCAAGCTAACATCATCTTTCTTGAGAAATTTGAAGGCGGCGAGGTTCAATTCGGAACTCTGTCCCGTGGTGTGCCAAAGTTCGTAACGCTCCAGACTTATGCGGCAGCGTTTGAGTACACAGAGGACATGCTGGAATGGGATTCGACATTTGAAGTTGAAATGTTGAACCGCGCAATGGGACGTGCTTATAACTATTTACTTAATCATCTTCATCTTTCGCCAATTATCACTTACACCTATACGTCTGGTGCTAGCTCAAACACCACAGCATTTGATACTACTGGTGCAGATGTTCAGCATAAGACGTTAAATACATTCCGCAATGCTTATCAGACTGCTGTGAGCGCTAAGCCACAGCGGACGCCTAGCATTATTTTGGCTTCTGAATCTGATCGTTTCCAGATTGAGGATGCATTACTGGCACCGGTTCGTGATGCACAGGGTAATCCTCTGCCTCGCGTTCCTGTTGACACGATCATTTATTACGACGGTGCTTCAATCACTGTCGGCAATAAGACGTATACCTACAGCGGTGTTACACCGGGTACTGCGTACTTTGTTATGCCTAAATTCAAGTTTAAGGAATTTGTACATCACGATTTGCGTGTTGACGCTTCTGATGACGATCTTTCTCGTTTGATTGCTTCGGAAATTGTTGGCCGCGCACGTCGTGGTCTGTATGCTGATCTTGCTAACTCAGTGCAAAAAATCATTCTTGCGTAATTTAATTAGTATAAGGGAGCGATAATATGCCGAGAAAAGTATCAGAGGATAAGAGTGTCGCTTACTTTGACGAAAATCATCCGGCGGTTGAAGAAGCCGGATTTTATATCGTAGAAAAAGAAGCATCCGACAACGATGGTGAACTTAAATTAGGTCGGAAAGTATCTGGTTCCGATGATGGTGAAGGATGGGAATATGTCTCCTCTGGTTCCGACGAATAGAGAAAGGAGGGGATTAAACTGGCTGAAAACTTTACTAATGAAGGTTTAGACAGAATCTTAACCTATATTCCACGAAACAACAGCGCACCGGCACTTGATAC